ATGAAAGAAAAACAAGTGTTTCATATCAATGGCTATATTGGTCTAGTGTTAGCGATCGCATTTGTGTTAGTTGGCGGTTGGCTGGTTTGGGCCGGTGCGACTGGCGATCATTTTGCGAGTATCTTTTTGGGCGCATTGCTAATTATTATTGCGGCCTTTGGGTCTAGTTCGCTAACAATTGTGGGCCCCAACGAGGCGCGCGTGTTAACATTTTTTGGTAAGTATATCGGGACAATTCGTGATTCAGGGCTGTTTATGACCGTTCCGTTAACCAGTAAGTTTTCCATTTCACTGCGGGTCCGCAACTTTAACAGTGCCATTTTAAAAGTTAATGACCTCCGGGGAAATCCCGTGGAAATTGCGGCCGTTATCGTGTTTAAAGTTGTTGATACCAGTATGGCACTCTTTGCAGTGGATGATTATGAACAATTTGTTGAGATTCAAAGTGAATCAGCGGTGCGGCACGTGGCCTCTGAATATCCATATGATACGTTTGATGACGACAAGAAGATTACGCTGCGGAGTAATCCAACCGAAGTTTCTGACCGGTTAACGGAAGAACTTCAAGAACGGCTAAATGTTGCGGGGGTCGAGATCGTTGAGACGCGCTTAACGCATCTCGCATACGCGACTGAAATCGCCAGTGCGATGTTACAACGCCAACAATCTTCGGCAATTCTATCTGCTCGCAAGGTCATCGTGGAAGGGGCCGTTTCAATTACGGAAGACACGATCGCCCGTTTAGAGAAAGATACGGGGATGCAGCTATCAGACGATAAGAAACTGCAACTGATCAATAACATGATGGTCACCATTATTTCGGAGCGGGGTACTCAGCCAATTGTGAATACTTCGGAAGTTAAGTAGGAACGTTGATATAACAACATCTATAACTGCATTTTTTAAACGCATCACCACTATAAAAGTTGGTGATGCGTTTTTGTGGTGAAGTCAGTGGTGAAGAAATCAAGAATTTAAGCTAAATTATAGAATTAATCTTGTAAAAACCTGTTTAATTTGCTAACTACTTCGTCTTTAACCTTTGGCGTAATTTCGGCGTAAATTCTGGTAGTTCCCAAATCAGAATGTCCCATTAGGTCTTTAATATCTTCTAAACTAACCCCAGATTCGCGAAGGCGAACTCCGTAAGTATGTCTGCAACCGTGAACGTTTAAATGCGGAAGCTCAGCCCGTTCTGAAATTCGTGCCATTGCAATTTGAACGCCGGTCTGACTAATAGGGTATCCATTAAGGCGCCCCTTTGGTTTTATAAAAATTAGGTCTGATAGTATATCGTGATTATACTTTAATTGAATGATTTCTCGTTCGTTTCTTTGTTTTTTTAAAAGGTCTTTCAGAGCAGCATATACACGGTCCGTCATTGGCACTGTCCTGATACTTCTTTTGGTCTTCGGTGTATCCAGCATCAGATCTCTCATCCCAACAGCATTAATATGTGTCTCTGAGTTGTAAATTCTGGTGACGTCAATGTTAATAGTCCGATTTTTAAAATCAATACGGGACCATCTAAGTGCCATATCTTCTCCCATACGTAGTCCGCAATCGAACATTAGTAGAAAGAAAGGGTACCAGATATACATTTGCTCATATATTGCGAATTTCAAAAATCTGTCTGTTTGTTCACGGCTATAATATCTCAATTTACGCTGCTGCGGTTCGTATTGGCGATTGAATTCTACATTTGTCGTAGGATTCGTTTTCAGATAGCCAAGTGTCACGGCCTTTTTAAGAGCATTTGAGAGTGTTTGGTTAATTGATTGGACAGTGTTCCATGCATAGCCTTGTTTGGTGCGACCGACACCTTTTTCAGTGAATAATCCATTGATGAACCTTTGATGATCATTGAAGGAATAATCCGATAACGGGAAGCCACCAATTCTAGGAATAATATAATAATCAATATTCTTACGATGTATTTGCAGTGTATCCATTTTGACATTCACTTTCAGATTTGTAATCCAATAGTTTAAGTATTCGCCTAATGTCATATCAGTGTTGTTATCGGCCACACGGCTATTGTGGATAATTTCAGCTTCTACTAGTTTTGATGCATCTTGTGCTTCTCGTTTTAATTTGAATCCTCGGCGATGCACTAATTTTTGCTTGCCATTGCCTTTTTGAATACCAGCATATGCCCAAAATTCCCAACGTTTTTAACCACTTGCTAGTTCGTATTGACTGAATGATGCCATGATGATTCATCCTTTCATATATGGGTGTTGATTATTATGCAAACGTATGTTCTTTTCGAGTGAAAATATATACCCCAATAATGGGGTACTAAGCGAGTGACGGGAATCGGACCCGCGACTACAGCTTGGAAGGCTGTCGTTTTACCACTAAACTACACTCGCGTGAAAGCCAGCAGATGCTGACTCTTATTTACTGAGTTCATAATTATTTTTGCAATAGACGCGTTTTCAAATCGTTCTTTATTTCTGTTAGCATACGGTCATACTCTGCTGTCGAATATGAATCTTTTTTAAGATATAACACAGCTTCCGAATCTATAAATGTCTGTATATTTTTCTTCATCGTGGCAATTAGCTCGTATTTTGAGATTTCATTATTCATAGCATTGCGCCTTCTTTCTGCTTAATGCGAGTGGCAGGAGTCGAACCTGTATTGAAAACTAGGACTGAGAGAAGTATTAGCTTTATCATGTTCTACCGTTGAACTAGACTCGCGTGAAATCCAATAATATGTTTTTTAAATGTTAGTCATGACCACAGTCTCTAATCATGCGCATGACGTTTCCAAAATATTGTTGCCATAGCTACACGTACTTGCTGTTTTTCCTCTTCAGTAAGATTTTCCCCCCCATATGTTATGCTACATTCATTTGCTTCAAGAAAATCCTTTAAGTCAATAGTATCTGGTTTGTTAGACTATTTTGGCGTTTGATTGGTTCCGAGGAGATAATCAAGTGTTACATTGAAATATTTAGCTAACTTAATTAACGATTCTTTATCTGGCTCGCGTGTTTCATTTTCGTATCCAGATATAGAAGCTTTCGACACGTTTAATATTTTTCCAAGTTGTTCTTGATTCAAATTTTTGGATTTTCTGAGTTCTCGAATATGAAATCCCAATATCATTATTAACACCTTGCTAACTATTCATCTTGATATTTACTTTTTGTAAATTAAATAAAAAATATTTTTTTATTTAACAGTAAGTAAATCACGACATACTATTAAACTGGAATTCAGTGAACTAAATAAAAGTATAAATATATTTTTCACCTTACAATAATAACAGTGCCTTTAGACCAGCATGAAACATATTGTGCAATATGGCCAATTCTATTGTTATATAGATTATCATACCCACTTGCACCAACGATTGTAAGTGCGACATTCTTCATATTAGATAAACGTACCAATGTGTTTTTAGTTCGACCATAAATTAGTGAATGAAAAACATGATTAACGTTTGTATCAAGTGCCATATTGGCACAATCCTTTAGATAAAATTCTGAAAGAGCATCCAAATTACTTCGCTCCCAAGGATTTCGTGGATTGCGTTTATATTTTGGCAATGAATCATCAAGTATATGAACAAAATATAATGATTTGTCTAGTGCATTCGCCAATTCTATTGCATATTGAGTTATTTTAAAAGCACTAATGTGATTGTCAATCGCAACAAGAATTACGTTACCATTTCGCATAGTACAGTTACTCCTTATAAAGGTTACTTAAATTTATATGCTTAAGGGGGGAGACTACTACTTTTATATCTTTTCTTTATACTAGCATAACCAAGAGACTTAGGATATTTTGATACTCAGTTTATGTTTGTACTAAATGATTAGTTGTTTTTACTTTTTATGCATCAGTTGATAAGTCAAGGGTTTTTGACCTTAGTCTTCAAATCTTTATACCAACCGTAACCATTAAATGAAGAATATCCAATAATTTCGTTATTGTCTTTGAAAAGTATTGGATAGGCAGTTTTATGTTTTTTCTGAATTTTATTGATTTTATCAAAAGTATTTTTTATCGACGAAATGGTACTATTCAGTTGTAAAAAATTCAATGAATTCGTCTGGTAGTCCATATGCTATTTTTAATGCATTGAAGTTATCTGGTAATTGGTCGTATTGTTCTTCATAGAGTTTTATCAATTCTTGGCAAGCAAAAGCATTTGCTTTATACTCAACGCTGTTCTTTTGATAATCGCCCAAGGTGTACCATGCCACACAAGTTGTATCTTCAATGCCATGGCATAATTCGTGCGCCATTACTGGTATATGGCCAGGCGAATCACAAAGCTTATCGCTTATAACAACGTCTGTAACTCCTAGGATATGGGTACAAAAGCCCATATTTGCCCCAATGTCTTCAAAGTGGACTTCGAATCCCAATCTATCTGCAATCGTAAATGGATCATACGTTCCAAAAGATTGCGCAAGTTGTTCTACCTTAAGATACGTGTCGTATCGCATGCAAACACCTACTTTTTTCCTTCTTCACGTAATTTTTTTAAACGATCCCAATAAATACCTTCAATAACATTACGGACCTTCTCTTTGTCCTCAGGTGCCATACTCATTCCGCCATATCCCATAGGGGTATTTGATTGGAGTAACTTGTCCAAGTCAATACGATCGGATTCGGTAGCCCAGTCTGGTGATTTATGTGTTCTTTCGTTGTTTCCTAGCAAATAATCGGTAGAAACATCAAATATGTTAGCGATTTTTAAGATTTCATCACTGGATACTTTCCGTGTTCCGCTTTCAATTTTACTCATAGATGATTTATCTAAAGATAACCGACGTGCCAGATCAGACTGCTTCATATTTTTACTTTCGCGAAGATTAATAATCCTGCTTGCGAGGTTTTTATCAGCCATGTTAACCCTCCAAACGTTTCTGTTTTTACAACTATATTTTATCAATGTTTCCAAAAAAGATACGTTTTGTAGAAAAAAAAGAAACAAAAAGCGTTGACGTTTCTAAAATAGAAACGTATAATGTTATTTGTAGTTGAGATATTAGAAACAAGGAAGGTGAAAAAATGTCATATCAAATCAATTTAGAACTAGTAAAAAAAAGTCGTTTGAAGCAAGGACTAACACAACAACAAATGGCGGATATGTTAGGGATTGAGAGCAAATCAAATTATAGTAAACGTGAAAATGACGATACTAATTTTAAGTCTAATGAAGTGCCAGAACTGGCCAAAATATTAGGGCTGAAAATAGATTTTAAAAATTTTTATCAAGAATGTTGAGAAAAAAGAAACTTTTTCTCGATTAAAAGAAAGCAGCAAAATGAATTTAAGTATTGCGTATCGGAACAACAAGATAAATTACAAACGTGAACTTGTCGATTCAATCGTCGAACTGCTCACGTTGATGTCACCGAGTCTGATCAAAGTTAAGACATCCTGGATGTCAGAAACTGAGCTTAAAGAACTAGTAACCATGATTCACAATGGGGACCGAAACGAGTTCTATGAAATGATTAACTTTTAATAATTACATTATGCGATTAAGTCACGTTATAAAAAATGAGTAAGTATGAAAGTAAGTGGAATATATGTCAGTTGATATTGTAGTGCATAGTTCAGTCAGCGTTAAGAATAGTTTGCCGAAGGTTATGCATCTGGCTAAACAAACGGTCACTGAGACTGGAAAGAAGGCAGGATATTCACAGCCAATGATTTCCAAGCTATCGAGTGGTGTGGCAAAATTGCCATACGAAAATGTACGGACATTGCTTAATTCAATCCCTGAGCAGTACCAGCCACTATTAGCGTTGGATATTGCACATGAATTAGTTGGAATTACACCACCGATTGCAAACGGTGATGGCTTGAAATTGGATGTTGAAGCGCTCGGTCCGCGGACCATTCGTGAGCTTAGTCAAGGAATAGATGCATTAAACAATTCGCAAGATGAATTTGAAACTCCAGCGGGCCACGTTAGTGATACTAAGGATCCACAAGAAGCAATATATCAAGTCTTGGATGCACTGTTTATCGGATATAACGCTGTTATTGGTATATGCAATGAATATGGCTTTTCGCTGCCAGCTTTAATGCGACAGCGTGAGAAGGTTTGGAAAATGAAATCGTACATCAAGTAGAGGGGAAGTTAATTATGCCACAGGTAATTCATCTGCAGACGCGAAAAAATATGCCAGTTAAAAAGCGAAAATCGGAATGGTTAAGGAATAAGGACTTGGCTGAAATTTGGAATGTCTCACCAGCACAGATCACTCGGTTAGCTAAACGTGAACATGATCCATTGCCTTCAGATACTGCATTGGGTCCGCGACGCTATGAATGGTCGCAAGTAGTTGCTTGGCGGAAGAGACAAAACTTCATTATTAAACACAGCCATAAACACACGCACGATGCTTAATCCATAGGAGGAAGAACATATGTTGGAATTCGTTAAAGTGGTATTAGCAATTAGTTGTGTTGCAGCAGCACCTATTTTAATTGTTGCTGATAATTCTGGATGGGGAGCACTGTTTGGAGAGGATGAAATGTAATGGCAAAATTCACGTTTAATATCAGTGGGCTTCATTTTGAACAGGTAACGATTGATGAACTGTACAAGATTTTTAGTCAGGAGGCTGAGATAGTTGGAAGTACGCAAAGTATTGCCAAAGTACAAATTTGAGTACAAAAAAAGCTGCTTGAGTATTGGCAGTACCCATGCAGCTAAAATTCATACACACAACAAATTTTTTATTTCAAGTCTCATTTTACTCCGAAACAGTCGCTAAAACAATAGTTGGTCACGTTAATACGGAGGTGGACGAAATGAACGGCTACGATAGTTGGTTAATTGACCAAGAAGAAGCTGCGGAAGGCTGGCGTGATGATGTGTCTACCGAGGAAGAGTTGATTGAAAATGGCGTTTTTGCTGATCCGGAGGATGAGTGATATGGAAAAACTAACACAGAAACCATTGTCACTAGACGAAGCCGAGCAGTGGATTGAACAAATCAATCAAGAAATCGGCGCAATAAAAATGGTCATTGAAGAACCAAAACAATTGGTTAAGCAGTTAACATCATTGCTTAAGGACGATGAGTTAAAAATTGAGCAGATGCACGACTTTGAGCGAATGGCAATGCGTGATTGTGAAGTAGTTGAGACTGATTACTACAAATTCACGATGGGACAAGTTAACCCTGCTAGCAGTCGTAATTGGGATTTGAGCCGGGATAAGATGGCTACTCCTAAGCAAGTCACAGCAATGTATGAAAAATTTGACCAAAGCTTATTGAAGACAACTAAGTCGGTTAATGAAACCGAGATTAAGCAACGCTTAGCCGATGGTTCACTAGTTGTAACGCCCAAAGGCGAAATTGTTAACGCTGATGGCGAGGTATTGCCAGCCTACAGTGGGGCGCTTAAGCCAGCAAAGGTGAACGTCAAAGCCAAGGAGTGATTGACTATGAAGTTTTATGCAGATGGGAATATTCCAAAGATACCCAACATGTACTTTATCTATGGCGATGGCGGTACTGGTAAGACAACGATTGCTAAAGACATGCCAGGTCATAAGCTGTTATTTAGTTTTGATCTATCTAGTAATGTCTTGATTGGTGATAAGGATATGGATGTGGTCATGTTTGAAGAAAAGGACGCACCACAGATCCAACAGCGGTTTTCCAACTTGTTAGTTAGGAGCATTTCGACGGCTAAGTACAGTACGATTGTTCTGGATAACGTTACTGCTTTGCAGAACTTAGTTTTGGAAAATATTGACAATGCGTCTAAGGATAATCGTCAAAATTATCAGAAGCTACAGCTCTGGTTCCGTCAACTTGGTACCACGTTGAAAGAGAGTGGTAAGACGATTTATGCGACTGCTCATCAGGTGGATAACGGGACTAATGGTATAAACGGTGCTGGACGCTTTGCAGCGGATATGAATGAGAAGACGTTTAATGCATTTACGAGCATGTTTGATTTGGTCGGTCGCATTTATATCAAAGACGGTGAACGCCTGATTGATTTGGATCCTGAACAAGGTAACCATGCTAAAAACCGGCTTGATGACCGTCGATTGATCCATGCAGCAGAGTTAATTCAAACAGAAAAGGAAGATGAAAAATTATGAGTTTATTTACAGTAGATTCAAACAACGTATTTGGTGTGGGGGTACAAGAGGCTGGCAAATATAATGTAAAAATCGTTAAAGCCGAGGTTGGTACAACAGGCCGGGGCCAACAGAAGCTCACGCTGGACTATGAAGTGGTTGATGGTAAGTATAAAGGTGGACAAATCCGTTATCAAGTTATGACTTGGGATGATGAACAAGACCACCTTGACATGACTGTCAAGCGGTTTAATACCTTCTTAGTAGCAGTTGGCGTCAAAGACGGCGCCCCAATTGATACGCTAAATCAAATTGCAAATGGCGTTGTTAATCGAACTTTAGCAGTTGATGCTGAATGGGGTGACCCCAATAGCAAGGGGAATATTTACTTACAAGTGTACGGTTATCATAAAGTCGACCCTGAAGGTAGTAAGCCCAACGGTGTTAAGCGGCCTAATGGTAATACGACAAATACACCAGCTAACACCCAACCGGCGAATACTTCAACCTATGACAACAATGGCGACCAGATTGATATCAGCGATGACGATCTACCATTTTAATTAATCTTCGAATTGGCTTGAACAGCAGTGATTGAATCCACCGAATGGGTGAAAGGCCCATTAGTAAAGGAGGTGTAGATTTGGATTATTTCAAGCAAAGACGAGCTTACAGAAATCTGAAACGGAATCAAATAGATATCTCAACTGGTCAAAATAACCTGTATCGCGAGTTATTGGACTACGCGAACGATGAGTATCAGCTAGATAAACTGTTTACCCTAAAGAATTCTGCGTTGCTCGATCTTACTGGACTATCCGAGGCCGGGCTAAAGAAGGCTAGGAACGAACTAGTACAACTTGGATTAATCAAATACGTCCCCGGCAAAAGAAATAAGCAAAAGCCTCAGTACCAAATTATCAGGCTTTACAGTACTAGTTGGGCTATTAGAAACGATAATAATAGCTCAACTAGTAACCCAAGTAGTAGCTCAACTGGTACCCCAGATAGTAGCCCAACTGGTAGCTCCAAAGAACTTACTAGTACAGTACCTGACTCTACCGATACTAAAAAAAAGAATAAAGATCCGCGCGATCTTCGTCGTCAAGAATTTTTTACAGATGTCTGGGCTATTTACCCACGTCAAGAAAAGTTTGGTGACGCATGGAATGCTTATTATCGGGCTACTGTGACTGGCGCCAACCCCGCTGGTAAAGCCACTAAGAGCCAAATCATTCAGGGTATCGGCAATTATAAGCGGTACTTGGAAGTTAAGGGGACACAGGGACAATACGTTCAGCAGCTAGCGAACTGGTTGGATAACGGCGGTTGGTTAAGCAATTACGACATGACACCGCCCGTTCAACCAGCTGCGACTAGCGGTGGTCAGGCATCAAGGGAGGCACAAACGTATGTCAGAAACGACTTCTAAGAGTGCGCGAGGAATTAGCTTCCCTGAGCTACAACGATTAAAGACCAGCGACCAAGTTTGCCCACGGCATGGGGTGAATATGGTCTACATGCAGGGACACCAGCCATTCTGCATGGTTTGTACCAAAGAAAAAATTGAACAGCAAAACCACAAGATTATTGATCATGCTAATGATTATTGGCATAAGCGCCGAACCTCTGACGTGTTGGCCATGGACTCGATATTCGATGATCCGACCCTGATGGATGCCAACTTTGATAATTTCCGCCCGAACAGTTCGGAGTCGGCGAATAACCTAAAGCTGGCACGGAAGATTGCTGGCGAGTATTTAAACCCGAAAACTACGTACAACACGATATTGACGGGTCTGCCGGGGCGCGGTAAGTCACATTTGGCCTTATCAATTGCTAAAGCAGTAAATGATCACGCAGACAAACCTATGGCCTGCCTATTCGTTAGTGTGAATGAATTGTTCCGATTAATCAAAGGAAGCTTCGGCCATCCTGACAGCCGTTATACCGAACAGAACATGGTTCAATTGCTAGGCGATGCAGACTTGCTAGTGCTTGATGATTTAGGCTCAGAAGCGACGTTCCAAAGTGATCAGAGTAAGAACCGAAAAGAAGCCAGCGATTACGTGCAGAATGTGTTATTTGGGATTGTGAATAATCGTCAGCGAACCATCATCACCACCAATTTAGGCAGTGCCGGCTTAGCAAACGTGTATAATCCAAAGATCATTTCGCGATTGTACCGCGGCATAAATGGGCACGTCATTAGCTTTACAGCAGCAACACCAGATACACGGGAGGTATCGTTTTAATGTGTGAATGTAATGGCACAAAGATTGTGCATGTTGAAATTATGAAAGGTGTATGGGTAGTGCAGCCATGTCCAAATTGCACGAGCGAGATACACAAGCATTACGAACAAGAGTTAGAAAGGAGATTAACTTATGGTAAACAAAAATTGGTCTAAGGATCTTGAAGTAATTCATAAGCTGGAAGCAAGGTATGGCAGCATGAATAACGTGCCAAAGAGCAAATTAACCAAATTGCATAAGATGCCTGGAATTAAAGACGTGTTAGGGGATTACACAGAGATTACGCATACCCAGTACAATGCTATTAAATTAGTCATGGATGGCAAGCAAGGTAAGGCTAAGACGTCTAGGGAACTAAAACGGAGTAACAGTTGGCTAGATAAGCGTATTCATGCGATTGATGAAAATAAGTACTACATTACGGAGAATGAATAA